ATCTCGCTCCCACTCGGCTATGTAAGCCGCCACAGCAGTACCCAAAGAGCTTCCGCCTTTGGCATGATCGTTCAGTTCGTTGATAAAAGCTTGCATAAGTCTGACTCCTCAGAGTTAATTAGTGTTACAACCTACCCCCAATTAAGAAATATTCTCATTTAGCCTGAGAATTCGACTCAACTAGGTCAATGAATCGCTGGATTTCTTCCAGCTCGTCTTGCATTTCCTGTTCTAACAGCAGCAGGTCATTCAAAGCTTCTATGATCTGATCCATTATGTCTGATCCTCCAGACTTGTCTCCCTCTTACTTTACCCCCAGTCGAGAACTTTTCCTATTTGCAAATGATTCTCATTCAGCCCAACGCGATGATAGTAGTTGCGAATCATTCTCATTTGCATTTCAATTCTCATTACGAGAATGTCAGGCAGGGTTGGCTCCGCACACCTGATATTATTAAGGCTTCCCAGTGGGTCTTGGTCGATGTATGGCTACTGTACGCGCTAGTCTATCCTCGTATTAAGTCTGAACATGAGACTTAGGAAAACCCTCCGAAGAGGGCAGACCTAAACCTCAGGCTCGGGCCTTACGTGCAGCCGCTGCTGCTGCCAGACGTTGCAGTCGTGTCAAACGCTTAGCCACCTGATCAATCTTGTGCACCTTCTGGGCTTGCGTCACAGTCTGGCTTGCCTTCTTAGTCTGAGTCCATTCAATCCCAAAGTGTGCACGTTTGCTAGTGGTCAGAGCTTGGGCCTTGTCGTAGTGTTCGCGGCTGAAGCGCGCACCGTGTACCGCAATGCGATTGCGCTGGCTGGCATTGGCTGGATCGTTGTTCTCGTACTTGCCCTCACCCTTAGTCCAGCGATCAAGGCTGATAACATTGTACTGCCCACCTTGTTCTAGCATTGTCTCTTCGTTGATAGACTCTTGCCAGAAGCCATCGTCCACGTATATCTTCGCTAACAGGTAGAACGGATCGTAACGACCCTCAGTCTCAGTCTCACCTGTACCACTGGCAACTTCGTAGCCTTTCTTCTGCCCGTAAGTCTCTGCATCTGCATCGAAGTCTACCAATGCATCTTTATGCTCAGCCAACCAAGCTTCCGCCTCGGCATTACGTGCTACTACTACTTCTGTGAATGTTGTCATGTGGATAACTCCGAATAGATGAATAGGGGTGTTGCCCCCAATATAATGCAGACTATGTGCCAACAATACATAAACTCTAATGAATTCAATAACTTAAAGATACTGCCTGAGATATAGGCTGTGTATAACCCTGTGGATAACTCAGGAAGTGTAAAGAAACCTGACACCTAAATAATGTTTTATCTTAAGAATCAATCACCTAGCGAATGTAAAGATAATCACGGGTGTCAGGATATTTTACACCTAAGTCTGAGGGCCAGACTTGGCGAGGGCCGTTAGTGCTATTGTGGTACCCACTACCTACCCACACACCTGTACAAATATACAGTACTGTATACCCATACAGTAGTTTGCTTAGGTGTCATTTCCGGCCACAGCTTGAGGCGTCAAAGTTTTGACACTCTACCCTTGATCGATAGAAGCGATTGACCTGATCGAGCCAGTCGATTGACCCGGGGGGAGGGGGAATTGCTTATGTAAAATTGGGGGGTGCCCCCTGAACACAAAATAGGCGAAATTTGGATTCTTAATAATAAAAAAGTGGCTATTTTTTAACCACCAATTTGTCTAGTAAAATCAATGGCTTAGAGGGAGTTGCATTTTGCAACAAAAACAGCAGCCGCAGTAGACGTTGGGGTACGGGTTAACAGGGGTAATATTACACATAACAGTAAATTAAGTGTTGACAGGTATATTGGGTATATGCTATAATATTAACATAAGTAAAGCTGAGCGGAAATATAGCGAAGTAGGTTAAGGGTTTTATCACATGTTTTGGATGTAAGTATAATTTAATTTAAATAGGAGACTTATGTCTGAGAGTCAGATACCTAAGAAAAGAGGGAGAGGTAGACCTAGAAAGGGTGAGCTAGTACAGCATGGGAAAGGTAGTAAGAAAGCTGTTGGTAGACCTAAAGGAGATGCAGCAGTTATCAATGAGTATAAGCAACGTATGCTTGCCTCCCCAAAGTCTAGGCATGTGCTAGAGAAGATATTTGATGCAGCTTTGGATGATGACCATAAGCACCAAGCAAGTGCATGGAAGTTGATAGCTGACAGGATTGTACCAGCTTCTTACTTTGAGAAGGATAGGTTTGGTGGGAAAGCTCCGAGTATTGATATCAATATTAATCTTGGAGATACTAATGCTAGTGTGTCTAGTTCAGAGTCTGATGCAGTCGAAGCTGAGTTTGAACACATGGACGAGCCAGAGATTTAACAGTATGCCAAGTAACAAAGCTCCGCAGGATACCGCAGAAAATTATATTTTAGCTAATCTTGGTGTTAACCGAGAGGTAGTAGCCCCTAACCTATCCAACCTGTACAACCTAGTTGGTCAGATGGAGAGTGATAACAGGGAAGATGCTACCAACCCTAACTCCTCGGCTAAGGGGGTTTATCAGTTCCTGAATGAGAATGGGACAGGGGAGGATAAGTTTAAGGGTAGTAGCTTCGATGTAGCACTCAACCGTGCAACCAGAGCCTACGTTGGCGGCGGAAGCCCTCCACCTAAATGGATAGCAGAAGCTAAAGAACACAAAGACCCACGGAAGCTTACCCGACAACAAGCTGATGTATTAATGCTAGCAGACCTCTACCTTCGCCCGGGTAAGACATCACCTATGATTAAGAAGTTCTTGGTGGAAGGGGATACACAAGCTCTGGCTGATCTGTATGCTAGATATCATCACACAGGAGTTAATGACGAAGGTCAGGGTGATGTTACTGGTAGGATGGAAAAGATATTCGGAGCTAAACCTAGCGAGAATATGTATTGACGACAGCCCTTAACGTCAATCTTCTAGATTGGCAGAAGAAAGTTTGGCAAGATAAAGCCAAGTACAAGATTGTCGTAGCAGGTAGACGAGTAGGTAAGACTGAGTTAGCTGCTTGGCGTTTGCTCATCAATGCTCTGACAGATGGGATTACAGATAAGGATGCTGCACGATTCTATGTAGCTCCTACGCAACAGCAAGCCCGTAAGGTTATGTGGGGTAAGCTGATGCAGCTAGGTCATGGGGTTATTGCTAAAGCCCATATTAACAACCTAGAGATTACGCTAGTGAATGGTCAGACTATCTCCCTACAAGGGGCTGACCGACCAGAGACTATGCGTGGTGTTAAGCTCGCTGACCTAGTGTTGGACGAGTATGCGGATATGAAGCCTTACGTGCTAGAAGAGATTCTGGAACCCGCACTAGCTGACTATGACGCAGGGTATTTGATGATTGGAACCCCGATGGGGAGGAATCACTTCTACGACCAGTATATTAAAGCGTCGATGGGAGATGATCCAGACTATGCAGCGTTCCAATTCACTACGCACGATAACCCACATATCAGTAAAGGGTTTTTGGAGCGTAAGAGGAAAACAATGTCTTCTGCTGCTTTCCGGCAGGAGTTTGAAGCCAGCTTTGAAGCACAAGGTAGTGAGATATTTGCTGAAGAGTGGGTTAAGTATTACGATGAAAAGCCTGTCATGGGTAACTGGATTGTTGCTATTGACCTTGCAGGTTTTGAAGAAGTAGGTAAAAAGAACAAGACCCGTAACCTAGACTCTTCTGCTATAGCGTGTGTGTTCGTAGATACAGAAGGTCATTGGTGGGTAGAGGAGATTATACACGGTAGGTGGACACTTGACGAGACAGCAGAAAACATCTTCCATGCTATCGACAAGTATAGACCTATTAAGGTGGGGATAGAAAAGGGTATTGCCAAGCAAGCAGTTATGTCGCCATTGACAGACCTGATGCGTAGAAAGAACAAATACTTCCCTATCCACGACCTAACCCACGGGAACAAGAACAAGAACGACAGGATAGCGTGGTCTTTGCAGGGTAGGTTTGAGAATGGAATGATCCATATCAAGCAAGGGTTTGATTGGCAAGCTCAGTTCCTTGATCAACTATACCAGTTTCCTAGCCAGCTAACGCACGACGATATGATTGACGCTCTGTCTTATGTCGATCAGTTGTCAGACCAGAGTTATCTTGAAGATTATGAGTTTGATGACTTTGAGATAATGGACGATATTGCAGGATACTAAGAATGGATGACTTACAGAAGAAAGACGAGCAAGCTGGCGGTGGTCAAACGCTAGAAGCTTGGGTTGTAAGCCAATGTAATGATTGGAAAGACTCTGTTGAGGCCAATTATTACGAAAAATGGGACGAATATTACCGAATCTGGCGTGGAGTATGGGCTACAGGGGACAAAACACGCGATTCTGAGCGCAGTAAGCTCATTTCTCCTGCTACACAACAGGCTGTAGAGAGTTCTGTAAGCGATTTGGAAGAAGCAACCTTCGGTAGAGGTAGTTTTTTCGACGTAGATTCCGAAAATCCAGAGCAAGCCCAGACAATTGAGGGTTTGAAGACGCTTCTAGCCCAGAAATTCCGTAAACACGGCATTAGAAAGGATGCTTCAGAGGTTTTGCTTAACGCTGCTGTGTATGGAACAGGTATTGGCGAGATTGTAGTAGACACTTACACCCAATATACGCCACAGGAGCAAGATGATGATGGGTTACGGGTCATTGGGAGGATGGAATCCGAGCAGATATGCACTAAAATTCGGCCTATTAACCCTAAAGCTCTACGGATACCCGACACCGCTACAAGTATTGATGACGCCCTCGGTGTTGGAATCGAAGAGTATGTTGCCCCAGACTACGTATATGATCTACAGGAACGGGGAATATACAAGGAAACTGAAGCTTCCTTAGAGACATATCAAGCAGATGATGACTTAGAAGCTGACCCAACTATTGAGCATATCAATCAAAACCGAGTTAAACTGTTACGCTATTACGGGAAAGTCCCTCGACATCTTCTTGAAGAAGTTGAAGGGTTTGAGCCGGGGCAGAACCACAGCGACACCTACTACACAGAAGCTGTAGTGGTTATTGCTAATGATGGGATACTGCTTAAGGCTGAAGATAACCCCTACCTGATGAACGACAGGCCGATTGTCGCTTTTCAGTGGGATATTGTTCCCGGTAGATTTTGGGGAAGAGGTGTCTGTGAGAAAGGGTATAATCCTCAGAAGGCACTGGATGCGGAGCTACGTCAAAGGCGGGACGCTATGGCGATGAACGTGGCTCCAATGCTAGGTATCGACGCAACGCGATTGCCTATGCTCGGACAAAAGCTGCAAATTCAGCCCGGTAAGCAAATCCTAACCAATGGAAACCCGCAAGAAATCCTCCATCCATTCAGATTTGGTGATCTTCC